GAGGCCGCGCCCTGATAGCCCGTGGCGGAGGCCGCGCCCCGATCGCCTGTGGCCGAGGCCGCGCCCTGATAGCCTGTGGCCGATGCTGCGCCCTGATAGCCTGTGGCGGAGGCCGCGCCCTGATAGCCTGTGGCCGATGCTGCGCCCTGATAGCCTGTGGCGGAGGCCGCGCCCCGATCGCCTGTGGCCGAGGCTGCGCCCCGATAGCCTGTGGCCGATGCTGCGCCCCGATTGCCTGTGGCCGATGCTGCGCCCTGATTGCCTGTGGCATGATTCTCTTTTTCGGCGTTTGCGCGCTTGATCGCGTCCTCAAATCCGATTTGGTTCTTGACATATTCGATCTGCGCTTTCACGAGGCCGGGAACGCCAATCTCAGCTTTCAACGTCATTTTTTTCGCGACGATTTTACTATCATCCGATTCACGCTCGTCAGTTACTTCTTCGGCATCTGCCTCAAAGTACCGGCTTGCATTCGGTGCGTAGTGGTTCAGCACATCAATCGGTTGTTCGCACGCGTGCAGGCCAGCCCTGCAAAGATGCGGCTCTCCATCAAAAACAGCGGTTTCGCCCAGCGTGTATTGCATTCCATGGCATTTCATTTGCCTGTCTGTCCCTTTGTAAACTTTCATGTTTCCTCATTGTGCTGTTTTCTGCTCAAATCCCAGCGCCCCGGCCAGTTCCGATTCGCTGTACTCATCCTGCACATAGTCCCCGAAGCACTCCGTATGTACCAGCACTCCGTTGCAGCAGAAGCACTCAGTACCTTCATAGATGTCTTCCCGGCAGTATGCGCACTTGCCGACGATTACCGGCTCCGGCTCGTCGATGCCGAGATAGAGGTTCTCACCATCGTATCCCACGGCGTTTCGCCTCCTTTTCCAAGAGCTTTTCGCACAGGCTCTGCACGCTTGCACAGTGCATAGCCTCGCAGAGCTGCTGCAGAACTTCTGCGCCGCCGTCCGTCAGCCGGAAATAATACCGGTTCATCTTCCGGCGCTTATCGCTGCGGTTCTTGGGCGCGTCCAGCGCCTTGATCGCCGCAGCTGCGTCGGGTTCTAGCCTGACACCGTATTTCTCCGGGTGTTCGCATTGCGAAAGCAGAACCTTATTAAACTTCGGGTAGTCGGCCCGATGTACCGCGTCGACGCAGGCCTTTGCGCCGTGCCGGACGCGGGAATCCGTTAAACTTGACATAGGTTCCTTTCTGGCTTATAATAGAAGCCGACATAATGTCCTTTCATTTCGGCCTCTGTCGCGCTGCAACGCGGCAGGGGTCATTTCTTTTTGCCCGTGCGCTCACGGATGAGCTTGCAGGTTGCGTCCCATTGCTCAAACAGGATCTCCCAATAGATGCCGCAGGAGAATCGGCCGTCTGTGGTGCAGCCGGAGCTCCATAGCCCGCGCTCTCTGCATATCTCGCAGGGAGTCTTCAGCAGATCCGCTTCCGTCATGCCAGCCCGTACAGCAGCGCTGCCAGTGCGACCAGACCGGTCAGAACGCATTCATACGTCATTTCCGCCATCCCGGCCACCGCCGACAGGATCATCGCCGCGCCGCTTACCCAAAGGCACATCCCTTTGACGATCCGCCGCGCCGCCTTGCGGGCCTCCAATTCTTCACGCAGCCGCTCCCGGCGCTCCTCGGTCGTTTCCTCCGGCTCATACCCGAGCCGTTCTGCAAGATTGGTTCTCATTCTGCGTCCTCCTTCGTATCCGGCAGCCGTTCTGCCGATTCTACCAGTGCCATAAGCCGTTTATAGTTCTCCATCCTTTCCCGGCGGCGTTTTGCGAGGTTTGCAGCCCGCTCCGCTATTTCCGCGGGCTGGTGTGCGGCCATTGCCTCAAACTCATTGGCCTCATTGTGGGTCGCGATCACAAGTAGCTCCAGCGTGTGCTTCAGCTCAAACCAATCGTCTCCGCTGAGAATCAGTTTCCGCATTCCGCTTATCCTCCTTCGTCTCCTGCATCCGCCTGACGAGACGCGCCAGACGGGCGTTTTGTGTCACGAGCTTCTGCGCGTCCAGATCCAGTCCCTTTCGCTTGAGTCCGTTAATGATCTGCGCTGCCTGGCACTCGCAGACCAGCACCGCCTCGATCAGATCATGCAGCTCCTGCGCATCCAGCGTCAGGGTGTAGGTCTTCACTTCCGCCATGCTGCATCCTCCTTCTGTTCCTGTTCCCGGCAGTTCTAACTTTCATTTGTTCCTCCTCATGCTCCGAGAAACCGCAAAAACGGCTCTCTCGGGATCTTCACTCTGTGCTTGCTTGTGCAGCAAACCGGGAAGCCCAGCTTTTCAGGCTGTTCCCTCGCCATCAAGCGAAGCCATTGCGGGGTACAGCCAAGCACCTGCGCCGCCTCGCTTGCTAGGATCGTTGGCTTTGACATTGCCCGGATATCATCCAGCGTCATTTTTCCTCCTTTCTCGGCTTTAATAACTCGTCCACTGTGCAGCCGTACAGATCTGCGATTTCGTGCAGGCGCGCTGTCTTCGGATACATCTGCCCGGTTTCCCACAGATAAACGGATGCGTCTGAAACTTTTAGCGCCTTGACTACCTGTTGAACGGTCAATCCAGCGGCAAGCCTCGCTTCCTTAAAGCCCATGCCTTTACATACCTCCTGTCTGTGAATACTAAGTTTTGCTTGACAACTTAGTGAATTGTGTTATGATGAAAGTACCACCTATCATTATTTCACAATCCGATAAGTTGTCCGGGGCGGTGTTCTTTTCACGCCTCATAAGCCGAGGCATGAATCATGTGCAAGTCGTTCAGAGAAAGAATCAGGTTGTTCCTCAATCGGAATAAGCGTTACAAATCCATAGAAGAAAACGGTCTAAATGTGCTTGTCGAAACCGAAGGCTCGAAAGCACGCACGGAGAAAAGGCGGTTTCTTATCAACATGTTTTTCACCGTCGTATCTGCCGTCGCCGCAGTCGCTGCCGCGATATTTGCCGCCCTTACTTACATCAACTCGTAACGGAAGGCAATGACCGCACGCGCAATGGAACGTACCGAACTCGTCATATCCGCAGTCTGAACCAACAATCTGAAATCCCCATATATACTTGTCTTTCTTCACGCCATCACCTCACTTGTAAGTTCCGCCCTAACAAAGCCTAGTATACACTAAGTTCTCCCTAGTGTCAATAAAAACTTTGTAATTGCTAGGTGTAAAGTTATACAAAAAGGAGTGTTGCTTTGTGGTTAAATCGCCCATAGTCGCACGAATCAACGCCCTGCTTGCTGCAAAAGGTATACCGAAACAGCAGTTTTATAAGGATTGCAGTATTACGTCTGCATCGTACTCTCTATGGAACACAGGGAAAACAAACCCTTCTATGAAAAATCTTAAAATTATCGCAGAATATCTCGGTGTATCCGTGGCAGACCTGCTGCCGGACGAGGACCTCGTTCCGCAGGAGGGCATAAAAAAAGACCCCATCCCGAAGGATGGGGCCGAAGATAGCGAAACCGCAGAACTCCGTGAAATTTGGAGTTCTGCGGATGAAAATGAGCGACGTGATTTGCTCGAAATGGCGCGTATGCTAAAGAACCGGAGAAAGCAGAATGGATGATGCAAGCAACCTTCCGTTTTCGGAAATCGAGTTGAACAAAGATGAAAGAAAAATGCTTAAAGCGTTGGCAGATAGCAGAATATTTGCGACGGATGATATTTTCCAGACCGCAAATAGGCTGAAACATTTTGGACTTGCAAATCTGCACCCAATCCCCAGCAAAGATGGTGTCCCTGTGTTATCGTTTGGCGCGTCCTGCGCAATTGAAATAGAAGAACGCGGGAAGGACTACTTGGCGTATATTGATCAGCGGAAGAAGTCCACAAAGGCTAGTCGAATCCATGACCTAGTGATTGCAGTAATCTCATTCCTGCTCGGGATGCTTACGTCTGAACATTTCTGGAATTTCCTGAACAAATGTCTGTCAGGATCCGAGGGCTAAAGTCGCTGCAAACTGCTTTAAGCTTTTTTTCACAGACAAGCACGATGTCGCCGCCTGGGCTGGCCGCGCCGATCGCGTGTTCGCACATCCGGCACGCTTCTCCGCACTCATCTTTTGTAGAAATTTCAGTCCTGATTCTGCACAACTGCAGCATAATATTATCGTACTTTTCCTTGCTCAGAAACATTGTTTCGCTCCTTCCATATTCTAATTAGTTCTCGTTTTTCCTCTGATGTAAGTTCCATTAAATACTGAAAGCCAATATCAGCGGGCGCAATTTCTTCACCCTTATTATAGCACAGATCATCCTGAATACAAAGCATTTTGCGCCCTCCTTTTCTTAACTTCCAAATTCTATCGTTTCTTTTTGTGCAGTTTTGACCTTGAGCCTGTAAAACTCTGGTGATAAAATTATAGTACATTACAAAACCGGGAGTACTATGACTAGTGCAGGATCCTCGGCTCCCGCCGCTCGTCCTGCTCCCGGCCTATGTCGGCGACGCAGGAAAAGAGCAGCGGCACGCCCTTGATGTAGTCCACGCTGACGCTGTGCACGTCTGTCAGCTTCGCGCCGTCTACTGTCACGTCCACTTTCCCGTTGTTTACCCGGATGTTGATGCACTCCATATTTTTTCCTCCTGACATTTATTATAGAACGATTGTTCTAAAAATCAACATGGCATTATAAACAAACAGACCGCGTTATTTTTGGGAATCAGGAACCAGATGGTGTACAGGTTATGGGACTGATGATTTGATATAATATTCGGTTTGACCGGCCCCATCGTATCTGGAACATACGGTGGGGCCATTTCAGCAGATGCAGGATTCAGGAACTATCTGCTACGTTTTCATTGTACCAGATAATGTTTGTAAGAAAAGGGCGAATCCTGCGTTCTTGTCACATGTTTTGCATTTTTATATGGAAAATGTAAGAAATAAAACTGAAACTTACGAATGGAGGCGTAATCATGTCCGCAATACAGGATCTCGCGCCGTTTATCGGCGCGTATCAGGGGAAGATCAGAAGGGCAAAAGATGCAAGCGGGATGACGTTGGAGGAGCTGTCGAACGAGTCCGGCGTTTCCTTCTCTGCCGTGAGCCGATTATACGCTGGAACACAAGCGGATCCACGGCTTTACAACTCGGCTGCGCTATGCAAAACGCTCGGGTTGTCGCTCGACGAGCTGTTCGGCCTTGAAAATCGCGTCGGAAGCCCGGAAAAGCTGACCAAGCAGATCCATCATGTCGAGCTTGAAAACGCCAAGCTGGAGGCAACAGCGGCCGCGCAAAGCGCACAGATAAAGTCTACACATACAATGTGTTACTTCCTCGCCCTGTTTTGTATGCTGCTCTCCTTTTCCCTGATTGCCTGCCTTGTGACGGATGCGCAGAGTCGGAGCGCAGGCCTCATTCGCGATGGAGATTTGTCCGTAGCTGCATGGGTTTGCATTGCCCTGATCGTAGGTTCAGCGCTGGCTTCGGCAATTACTTTCTACGCGATCCGAAAAGAACGTGGAGGGAAGCATGGAGTGCATCAAGTGTAAAAAAGAAATCCCAGACGGCGCGCCCTACTGTTGCTGGTGCGGAAAAAAACAGGAAGCGCGGCGAAACCGGACACGCGGGAACGGGCAGGGAAGCGCCTACCAGCGTGGGAAAACGTGGACTGCCCGGTGGACTGAAAAGACGTACCTTGACGAAAACGGCAAACTCCATCAAAAGATGAAGACAAAGGGAGGCTTTACGTCAAAGCGTGCCGCGCTCCAATATGCAGCAAACCCTCCGAAGGAAGAGCAGCGAATCCCCACTCTCAGAGAATACTACAAAACATATCTGCGTGGGGATTATCTGTCCTTATCGGCTGATCGTCAGGGAGCGGCGGAAAAGGCTTTCGAGCGCATGAGAGAAATCGCCGACCGTGAGATAGACGCGCTTACCATCGCGCAGATACAGGATGTTATCGACCGCAACGCCAGCACCTATTACACACGGAAAGATATGAAAACCGTCCTTTCCCACTGTTATAACCTCGCAATCGCAGAAAAGCAGACAACCGTGAATCTTGCAAAGTACATAAAGCTTCCGGAATTGGAAGAGAAATCGCCGGAACCGTTTACCGACGCCGACGTAAAAAAGCTATGGGAAGCGTATGCAAAAGACCACTTCGTTGGGTTTATTTTAACGATGATTTATACCGGCATGATGCCCGGTGAGCTTCTGAAGCTCAAGAAAGATATGATTGACTTTGAAAAGAATGAGATCGTCCGAGGCGGCATAAAGACAAAGAAGCGGAAGGAAACGCCTATGGTCTTCCCGGATTTCGTTGCGCCGGTGCTGCATGAACTATGCGAAGAAAGCAAATCGCGCGTCGGAAATATCTGCTGCATAAACAAAGATAATTTTTACAAGAGATATTATGAGTGTTTGGAGCTTGCCGGAGTGCAAAAGCTACCACCTTACTCATGCCGCCATACAACCGCTACAGCCCTCGCGATGAAAAATATCGACCCGTTTACGATCAAGGAAATCATGCGCCACACGAAGATAACGACTACCCAACGGTATGTACACCCGGACATGAAAGGCATGGTCGATGCCGTAAATCAGTTGCAAAACGAATCGCCAGAGTGAATTCTGTATGCTACAAAATATGTTACAAATGCCAATTTCCCCAGTGTTTTCAATGGTTTTTTCTCCCCTGCTAAGGGAGTAGGCGTCTAAAAAGCGCGCGAGAGTTCAAATCTCTCCTTCCGCGCCAAAGTACCGATTTTAGCTGTTTTAAAGCTAAAATCGGTACTTTTTTATGCTTTTCGCCCCATTTTCTGCGTATTTTCAAAAAGCGAAAAATCACGTTATGACACGCTCTGTAACATAAAATCATTTCCCGTATGCTACATTGTATGCTACAAATTCAGTGCAATGCGAGGGGACTCCCCTATTTTTTGCTACATGGACTTTATTTTCCGAAGCATGGAATCATAGACTTTTCGGTTCACAAGCGATAATGTGTCCATAAGTTCATCAACGACCGCCCAAGCCTTTGCCGGGTCTTTCCCAGCTACCGCAAGTAAAAACTCACTGTCCCCGTACTCGCCCACGGTAGCCGGTTCTGCGGTCACAGGGGCGGGAGCGCCGGAGTAGGAACCCACATGCCTACCGCCATCGCCCCGTTCCTCTTCCTGCATCTTATCGCGTATCACATAAAGATCTGCCAGTTTGGCATAATTGGGATAGCTGGATTCCTCATATTCCAGCCGCGCTATCTCCTTGCGGATCTCGGCTTTATCCAGCATATCGCGCCTCCTTATGCCCGCTCGATCTGCTCCATGCAGCGGCGGATCGCGTCACGGGTTTTATCGTCGTCCGCGTCGCGCATCATATCGTCCAGCTGCGCGCGCATATGCTCGTGGGCATCAGCGCGGGTATAGCGGCCCATTGCGTCACGGCGGCGGCCACGGTAAGAGCTGCCCCGGCCGTAAGTACCGCGCATATCCGCCTCCCACTCGCCATCGCGGGAATAGCCGCCGTCTTCAGCCATCTCGATCTTGTAGGTATTCTTGATGGAGCTGGTCAATTTCTGGATCGCGTCGAGGTCGCCTGCGGACATTTCCCGCTTCTCGGCAATTTCGTCCAGCTCTTTGCAGAGCATTTCGCGGAGATTCCTCAGATCATACATATCGCTTCCTCCTTTCATGCTACGCGCTCGACGGTAAGATTGCTGTTTGCAAAATTAACCGTTTGCGTGCTGGTGTTCCGCATACCTACCGTCAGGCAGCAGCCTCTCGGCACGCTCACCTGTGCGGACACATAAACGTTGAAGTAGTTTTCTACCGCTGCCGGTGTCACAGTCGCCGTCGCGCTTGCCAGGGCTTCACCGTTGATGGCAAGTGCGGCTGTGATTGCCTCGACTGTGCCGCCGGTTGGAATTGCGATGTTGCCGCCGTAGGAGACTTTGAAACTCGCTCTGCACTGATTTGTCAGCCCGCGCAGCGTGACCAGACCGCTGCCCTCGCGGTGCACGATGCACGGCTTGCTGCTCACTGCTGTTTCCGTCAGCGGGACGTTCTGCCCGGCGGCGACGCCGACGACGTTGGAATTTGTAAACTCAGCCAATCCCAAACACCCCGCTTCCCGAATTGCCTGCTTTGCAGTAGTTCAAAATCGGCTCCATCGCCGTCTTCATCGCCTCTGCGCAGCTCGGCTGCTCCATTTCGTCCACCGTTTTCAGGATACAGGCGTATGTGTAGAGATCCGTGATGTTCATCTTGTACAGATCCACGCCCATCAGGTGATCGATGAATTTCTTCTTGAGTTCCTTATATGTTGCCATAAAATCATTCCTTTCATAAAAATACAGCGGCGGGACGATTGCCCCGCCGCGTTGCTATCGAGTATCGGCAATGGGGCCGATCATTTTCGTGAGGCCACGAAAAAGCTCTACGGTATGGAGTTGTTACGCCGCGCAGCCGCCGCAGCCGTAGTTGTAGCCGCTGTTGCAGCAGTACGGATTCGCTACAACATAGGCCGGGCTGGGACTCGGGCGAAGCGTGGAAACAAGGTAATTGTTCTGTGCCGCCTGCGACGCCGCCAGCTGGTAGCCGAAAAGCTGCTGGTTCTGCTCGGCAATCTTCGCGTCCTTCGCCGCAAGCTCCTGCGCCGTCAGACGCTGATCGATGCTGCGGAAGCCGCAGTTCATGGCGTCGATGATGTCGCGGGTGGTGTTCTGCACGGTGTTGCGGGTGTCGCACGCCTGCGTCGCCATGTCATAGCGCACCTGGGCGATTGCAGCGCGGTTTTCGCAGCAGCACTCCTGCGCCTGCATCTGCATCGCGTTAAGCTGCTGCATGAGCGCGGCCTGCTGGTTGCAGCGGGAAAGCTCGGCCTGAGCAAAGCCGTTTGCCATCGCCATGTTGGCGCCGTTGACAAGCTGCGCCTGCTGGTAAAATCCGTCGCAAAGTCCCTGATTTACACTGTCGATCTTGCGCTCGATGTTGGAGAAGTCAGAGGCCAGCACATAGCCGTCTACAACGCCGCCGGAATTTCTGCCGTTGTTGCCGAAGCCGTTTCCATTGCCGCCCCAGCCGCAGAAAATGGCAAGGAACAGGATGATGAACCACCAGCCATTATCGCCGCCGAAGCCGCCCCAGCCGCCGCCTGTCATACCGGTAGGCGCGACGGGCATTGTCATGGTCGGGGCGCCGTCATTCAAACTCATATTTTTCATTCCTTTCGTAGATTCAAAAGATTTATCTCAATCGTGGCCACGATTTTGATCGTTCAACTGTTCGGAATTCCCGAACTATTGCAGCAGCTGCCGGAATTGCCCCGCCACCTGCTGCAGCTGATTCAACTGCTGCTGCGAGATTTTCCCGCTTTGCACAAGCTTTTCGACCTCTGCTTTTGGGTCACCCTGAAAGCTGTTCTGGAATTGCCGGAACTGCTGTATCATGTTCTGGAACTGCCCCATCGGGCCGGGCATCTGTCCGCCGCCGAGGGCCTGAAACAGGGGATTAGCCATCGCTTTCAGCCTCCTTTGCCTTTCTCGCCGGTCTGGCGCTGGGGGCCGTCAGCTTGGCTACCAGCTCCTCAAACTCACGGCGGGTCACATATTCCTCGCTCATGTCCCTTCGCGGCGCTGCGGGCGCTGGTGCGGCCTGTGCACGCTCTACGAGATCGTAGGTCGTCATGGCCGGTTTCCCGCTCGCGTCAGCCTTTTTCACGTACACGACAGGCGCATTCATATCCCAGAGCGTAACGGCGTTGTTAGGCGCGACAATAAAGTCGTTCGCCGCCTGCTCGTTCGGAACCCAGATGATCGACTGATTCTGCGGCTGCTGGGGCTGCGGTTGGTAAGCCGGCATCTGCGGCGCGGGCTGATACTGCGGACACATCTGCATCTGCGGCTCCTGCATCTGCGGCATGGGCGGCTGATTGTAAATCGGTTGCTGATACACATACGGCTGCTGTCCAAACATCATGCTTCCTCCTTTGCCCAATAAAACAGTGGGATTTCACTCCCAGAATCCCATGTATCAAAATACGTCCCATCCTCCACGCACACAACGTGGCTTGATAACGCCAACACATACGCGCCGCGCGGATGATCTGCGCAGAAATCCGCGACGGTATAGCAGTCCGGGCACGTGTTCGGGATTACGTTCCGGGTAAAGCCCTGCTGCCGGAGGTAAGCGCTCCATACGCTGTTTGCGCTCGGCAGATCTCCCATGATGAGTCCTTGCAGGCACAATCCGATATACACCTCGTCCCAGCTCTTCCCGGTCGCCTTTGCGATGGCCCGGACGGTGCAGTCCCCGACTTTCAGCCCGGCGGGGTTTGGATTAAAATAAGAAAAGCCCATACCGAACACTCCTTTGATGTGTTCAGTATGGGCCTTTTTGCTGCTTCTTGTGCCTCAGTTGTGTATCAATTTGGTTCAAAATTTAAGCCCGCGGTTATTCCACGGGCTTGTTTTGCTGCATATATCCGTCGATCCACCCACGGATCAAGGCGCTGGGCGTTGTGCCGTTTGCTTTTGCGGCAGACTTAAAATCGTCAGCAAGGTCGCGCCGCATCTTGCAGCTTACCAGCGTCATGTTTGTGGCGTCCCACTTGTCGCGGGCGCGCTTTTGGGCCTCACTCGGCATCGGCGGCCTCCCAATTTGCGCGGCTACGCAGGATGTCAATCTCAAAAACATCCGCGTGTGCAGGAATCGACTCAAATTCCTGCGTGAGAAGGTTGAAGGCGTTTCCTCCATCATTCCAGCCCTCCGCCCCAACGGGCAGATAGAGCTTACTATCATCCGGCCCATTGAGTGTGAAAATGCCGTCATGCTTCAACGCGCCGCGGACTGTCCATTCTCCAGCGTATTTCATCTAGAAAAACCTCCCCTGTTCTCATCGCCACATGGCGACGCACTTCGCAAGCATACGTCCGCTTGCGCTGCGGATGCTCACCGTTCCCTTAATTGCGTCACCGTCCAAGCGCTCCGCATCTTCGATATAAACGTTCATAATAGTTTCATCCTGCGTGAACAGGAATCCGTCACCGGCTTCGGTTTCGGCCACCCGGATAAAATCCGGAAGTTCAACTTCGGCGTGGAGCCAAGTACCGGGGAAGTTTTCCTTCGCCTTCGCCTTAATGATGATTTTGTCCGGAACGTTCCGGAAATCAGAACGGATGCGGTAAAGATGTGCAATCATTTTTTATTCCTCCTCTAAATCTGCTCGCAGCTTATCAAACCAGGCTTCTTCCTCCGCCCAGCAGTGAGCCGCGTACTCTTCATAAGTTTCAAAGTCTCCGATAATGTATCGGATATTGGTAAGTCTGTAGATTTCGAATGTATGGATATCCGCGAAACGGTCCGCAATCTTATGCCCTTGCAGGTTCTTGTCGTAAGGTTCGTCTCCTACTGGAGCCATAACCTTCGCCAGAATTTCCGTTTGTTCCTCATACCATGCGTTGCGTTCCTCCTGCGTCTCAAACCGCATCGGTTCCTGCGCGCGACCGGCGGCGCTTCCGGCCTTCATGATTCTGGTGATTTCCTCTACGTTTTCCATTGTTGTTTCCTCCTTCTCAGCCCAACGCGTCAATGAGCTTCGACGCGTTGGACTCCGTTACGATCAGCTCAAGCTTTTTTACAACATCGACGATTGTAATCTTGGAAGTGCGGGCTACGATTGCCGGGCGGTTTTTCGTGAACCATGCTTCGACGGACAGGCCTTCCGATTCCGCTCGCTTCTCTGCTGCGGCGTGCCATTCTTCACTCATGTTTTCGAGCCGGACTTTATCTTCCACCGCGAAGAATCTGGCGAGCTTTACGTGGCAGCCCGCAAGATCACGAGAGATGAATTCGTCGCGCAGGGCCTCTGCATAGGAAATCTGCTTTTCGGAAACGCCGCTGATCTTGGGAAGCGGATGCTCGGCACCGAAGTTCTCGGCAATGTACGCATTCAGTTTAGACGCCGCCTCTGCCTTTTTTGCTGCGGCATAGCAGGACGGGCAAACAGTAACGTGTTCCGCAGCCCATTCTGCATAGGAATCTGCGTCGCTGCGGTTTACGCAAGTGCGGACGTGTTCGAACGTGCCTCCGCAGATTTCGCATTTGCAAGTGATCTTCGCCTTTGCCATCGCTGTACCCTCCGTAGTTGGTTTTGTTTTGCTTCATCTTATGCACCTATTATATACCGTAATACCGTATATGTCAATAGTTTTTTCAAAAAATAAGCGCCGATTTCTCGGCGCTTATCTCAGTTATACAGTTTGCTGGATGTCCGCTGCATCTCCCGCATGATCTCCGGCAGGCGGCGCTGGACCGTGGCGCGGCCCAGAAACAGCTCTGTTGCAACATCTACCTGGGGAAGCTTATCCACAAAATAGAGCTGCGCGATCTTCTCATTTTCCCGGCCAAGATTGGCCTGATAGATCACGGCCTCCATATCCTTGCGGGTCAGGCGGCCCAGCTCTGGCGGCAGCTTGGCCCGCGCCTGCGGCGACATAGGCCCCGCCTCCTTACTTTTCCTTGTGATTCAGCACGGCGATATTGCCCTTGTTGCTGACTTCGAGATCCAGCGCGGCGGCCAGATCGCGCACCTTGACGTAGTTCGTGCCGTCTTTCAGGATGCGCTCAACGGCGACTTCCTTGCCGTCCACGATGATTTTGCTCTTTTCTACCATCTCAGTTTCCTCCTCTGCATTTTTTCCATCTTCGAGGGCCATCACGGTATGGCCCTCGCTTACCAGCACGTCCCCGCGCAGGAGATTGGCGTCCGTCGTCAGATACTTGCTGCCGGTCAGCAGCACAAAATCTCCCGTTGCTGGCCAATCGTGCAGCATGCAGTATGTCGTGCAGCTGTTGCCCTGCCGACGGTAGAGCGCTTCTACCGACGCGCAGCCTGCGGCCACAGCGCAGAGCATCATGAGCGCGGAGCAGTCCGTCTCCACAGGCTTTGCGATCCTGCTCACGTCCCACCCGACGGCTCTGGCGGCCTCATACGCCGTGTTCCTGTTGTCCATGTCGTAGCCGATGTTCCGGTTCTTAATGGCCGCCTCGCACGTCTGCGCGGCCAGCTCGGCCTTTTTGCGGCTCTTGTAGCGCAAGATGCCGAGCCAGCGGCCATTGTACCAGTTGGAGATATTCAGCTCCCGCCCGGTCTGGTTGCCGGGCTGCTGGTTGCGTCCTCCGGTTTCTCCAAGACTGGCCTGCCCAATTTTGATACTCATTTCTGCGCATCCTCCTTCGTGGCGTTGTCAATCGCGTCCTGCGCTTTCTGGCTCTGTGTTCCAAAGTAAAACGCGATCACGACGGTATACACCATCATAAAGTCCTGCGAGATCTTCCCGGCGACTGCCATGTACGCAAATACCGCCGTCAGCACCAGCGTGACGATAGATTTGACGCTCAGCAGATTGCCGAGCCGCTTCTTGATGTTTTCCATATGTATGCTCCTTTCACGCTTCCACGATATTGATGCCGTACTGCTCCGCACAGATATGCTCGATCTTGCAGCCGCGGGCGTTCTTCCAACCGGAGGCGAAGTACGCAACGTCAGCCGTAGACAGCAGTTTCAGCGATTCGCCAAGATACCACAGTGGCCTTGCCTCCGCCGGAGCGTTTTCAAAGAAGCTGTCAATTACTTCGATTTCATCGCCCATCAGCTCCTTTGCGCAGAAGATCGCATCTTCACGTTCTTTCCGAATTTCCTCGTTGGTCTTTTCCTTCATAGGCTGAGAGATAAACAGTTTTTTCATTAAGTATACTCCTTTCAGTCCTTCAGCACGATCTCTGCGATGCGTGCTGCCGCTTCCGGGCCGTATTTTGCGGCCCATTTATCCATGTACTTCTGCGCGTACTTCGCGCGGTTCTCGTTCTTGGCTTTCCAGAGGTAAAAGCCGCTGGAAGCCGTTGTTTCGGCCAGCACCGCAAGCGTGATCTCCGTCAGGCCTGCGCCTGCCGCGCAGGCGATGATGAGCGCGAGGCTGACGAGCGCGCTGCAAATCAGCCACTTTTTACTAAACTCCATTGCTATGCCCGCATTGCGCCTCCAGCTGGTGTAAAAACTTCTTCACGTCGCCGTTTCCGCCTAGGTTGACGTATTTCTGCCCGGCGATCAGGCGTTCGCCCATGGGCATCTCCTCGCTCATGATCGTGAGCCGGAGGATCGCCAGATATTGCTCATCCTGATGCTCCTGCATTTTCCCAAGCTTTTTGTCGATCTCTGCAAGGTGCGCCTCCTGCGTTGTGGCCTTGCCGCGCTTTTTCTGTATCGCGCTGACGACGGCGTTTACTACCGCCGTCAGCGCGGATGAGCCGAGCGCGGCGCAGGCGAGGGTGACGATGATGGTTTTGGTGTCCATTTTTCTGTACCTTTCTCTTTTATTTGCCGGGCTAATCGTCCGCCATTTTGATGTAGGTGGTGGTATCGCTGGAATAGCTGATCGTCGGCAGCGTCGTGCCGCCGAGGGCTGCGTAGAGGGCCGGGTATGCAGTCTGATCGAAGGTTGAGCCATCGCACGCGTGCCACGGGGCAGAGAGCACGCGGACGGTTGTCAGAATATCTCCGACCTCCTTTGCCTCTGTGATCTTGCCAAATGCATCATTCACAGTTGGATTCGCAGGTTTCCCGCTCGCGGGCCATATAACGGCTTCCGCTTCGGCCGACAGTAGCGTTTCTCTGTTGAGCGGCGTCCCGGCTTCCAGCGGCTCGTCTTCCGGGCGGAGCCATGCATACCGCAGCAGATTCCCGCCCGCGTCATACGCCCCGTATCGGACAGCGCCGTTTGCAAGGTTGTTTGTTCCGATCCTGTCCCGCATTGCTTATTCCTCCAGCGCCTTGATATAGGCGTGGCTGCGGCTATCAGCTACAATCGTCGGTACCGGTTTCGCCAAGTCTCCATAATTACATATGGATATCGCTCCGGCAGCTGGCGGATTCGCTGCCAAAGCAGCAGGCGATAGTGCGCCGCTGAAAATACCGGCAGTCTTGTATATTTGATCTTCCGGGTCTGAAGCGCTGCAAATATATCGAGTGCTTCCGCCGTCTAGGCGGGCCGTAAATAGCAGGAACCCAGCCACAAACTCGAACCCGTATGTGAGATCTATGTAGTCTGCTGAGTTTGCGGAGATTACTTCGGCCCCACTATGCCAAGTCGTACTATTATCGATTGTGTAAGCGTACTTTAGCCCTCCATCCTGATATATCGCAATTATTGTATTTGTGGCCGCGCAGATGTACTTGTGTATTGCACTCTTTTGTATGCTGCTCGGAATAACTGCGTTTGGAATTGTCCCTATTAGATATTCCGCGCTATTTCCTCCCAATTCTTCTGCCGAATAAATATTTCTGTCATCCGTCCAGCAAAAATGCCCTGTGCTTTCGTCGTAGCTTGCTGCGTCTACGTAGTAAATTCTGCTCCAGTTGAATGTGCCAGTATCTTTAAACGCATCCGCGTAAGCACCGCCATTGGCAGTTTCGTACGTGTATCTTACGCAATACACATTGCCGTAGCTTGAGACGTATAATTCCAACTTGGAGCACCTAGAGGAGCCGCTGCTCCATATCCATCCTCCTTCTGTCACGGTTTGCAAATCTTCTGAAATTGTGTAGGATATGCAGTAGTTGCTTGTTGAAGAAGTTGCGCGTACGATAGCCATGCAATAAACGTTTTTCAGTTCATGATAGCATATTGCAACACCGTCAATATATACGTTGCTTCCAAGTTCGAGGTTGAACGGATAGTCCGCCCATGTGTCTGCATCATCCGATACATACATATGCATTTTTGCATTCGAGCTATCGTAAGCAAAGGCGAACCATTTCCCGTTTGTGTACTTTATCCTAGACGTATCTCTATCGACACCTGTTATGCTTTTGCTTGTCCACGGGGCCGGAGACGCCGCAGGCCGTAAAATGTCGAATAGTTTTGGATACGTAGACTTTGTGATGGCCTGCCCATTGCAGAGCAGCCACGCGTCGGACGGCTTTGCGCGGACCGACATGAGGATATCACCCACTTTCGACGTGCCTTTCTGCAACTCGACAAGCGCGTCGTTGACGGTCGGGTCTTCCGGCCTCGTGGTTGCGTTCGGCCAGAGCTTGGCTGCGGTGGCATCGGACAGAAGATTTGCTTTATTGAGAGGCGTACCCTCAACTGTTGGCTCGTCCATACGTTTCATGTACTCGTAGTGATCAAGACTACCGTCGGAATTGTAGATGCCATATCGAATAGCACCGTTTGTAAGAACTTTAGTAGGTTGACGATCTTTCATATCAAGCCTCCTGTCGCGCATTCCGCAGCGCCGGTGTAGCGGAACGCCTTTGTGATGTTATCGATCAGTTCCTCGCAGAGCGCAAGAATGCGCTCGATGTCGTTTGCGCCGGTGTAGGTCAGCCGGTCGAGGCCGGGCGCGTCCGGTGTTCCTTCGGGGTATGCCAGTGCGTCCCGGATGGACTGCACCTGCTTGCGGTATGCCTCGGCCTGTGAGGCTGTTATAATGTCCGTTACGGCCCAATCGGTTTTAGCCGTCCACGTAATGCTCTTCCCGCAGATTGAGGCGAGGCGTCCCGCCAGATAGTTCAGGGCGGTTCCCACACGGTTCAGATCGGAAGCGTTGTACGCGCCCTTCATCCCCGCCAGCCATTCCGCCTGCTCGTCGGAAGTCATGGCAGAAAAGCCCTTCGCGGCAAGCTCCCGCACTCGCTCCACATCCGCCTGCGTCCGGTCGGTGACGAGGGTAACGATGATGGTCTTGGTGTCCATGGTGTTCTCCCTTCTTCTCGTAAATTACGCCTGTTCCTGCCAACCAGCCGGATATTCCGCTGGTGAAAATACATTCCCGTCAATCAAGCTGATGTAATGCTTGCCTTCAAACGTCACCTTGTCACCCTTATTGTAGGCATCATGCGCACCCGTAGGTTGCACAAATTCCGGCCATTCCTCTAGTGAAACGATCACAAACAGTGCCGGTGTAATATCCGGTGTCCAGTCTGCCTGTGAGGTATGCGCCTGCACCACGCGATATAATACGCCATTGTATTGCAGCCGATCATCGACCGCGTAAGAATGGCCTGTCACCCACTGTGGGAATAACTCTACTGCTTGCAGTGCATCCTCATCGGGTAAGCTAATAGACGCTTTTTCAATATAGGGTCTCAATGCTCTGGCTCTTTCTGTGTAACTCATCAATCTGTCTCCCCAAGTAAAATTTTCGCCGCTGTTTCTGCATCTGTGAGTGGCAGTGCCGCGCCCATTTCCTCATAGCTGCCTTCTGGCTCAGTACCTTTCAGCGTATGGTCTGTGAGATGAAACACCATGTCAGAAAGCACCTGATGTTCAGTTCCTTCTCTATCTGTAATAATCACAGCCATCTTAGCGCAAAATCCTTCTGCTTGATCTTCCTTGCACGGGACATAACAACCGTTGCCGTGTAGTCGAATGGGCACAATACTGTCTGCATACCCGGCAAACGCGCCGTCCTGTTTTACTGCATACATGGCGTCCCTCCAAATTTCTCTTGATAGATTTTCTCCAATCGCTCTGTACTTGCGGTTCTCAACCGATTTTTCCAGTAGCCGTTTTCCTGCCCCGGCCATTTTTCATCCGTAAAGTCTTCGCCGCAGCCGTTTTTTTCATACCAGCGATAAAGGCGTTCAAGCATTTCCTGCCGCATCGCGCCCTCTGGTGTATTCTGCCTAAAATGCTCCCATCCGTTTTCGGATGTCGCAGCGCATATCCGCCTGCCATCTGCTGCAAACAGGAACCCTTCAATCTCCGATACCGCAGTTCCATATCGGAGATTAAATTCTCCATCGATGCCATTCCCGCGGAAACGCTTATACACGATATACTCCATGCGCTTTTCCCTCATACGCAAAAGCCGGGTGGGAAGCCGAAGGAAGCGCGCGCGGTTCGGTCTTCGACTGTCCCGTTGGTGTTCACATTCTCGAAACCGTCGGAGCTGCTCGCAAGCGGAGAACGGAGCCACCAACGAGCGGCGGTGCTCGTTCCGTTGTGCTTGTACTTTACCTTGCTGTTTCCAGCGGAATAATAGGCGTACTGCGCTTGCTTACTCGCCTCGTTCGAGTTTGCTCTCGAAATGCTCCCGAAAACCTCAAACTCCGAGAGGAGGAAAAAGTAATCCTTTGTCGCCGTGACCGCACTCGCGGATGTGCTATTATTTCCCGTATTGTCCGTGTACTTGGTAACGGACTTTAGGACTGCACGGAGCGCCGCCGGAATGACTGCGATAATCGTTCCGGAATAGCTCGAGAGGCTTGTCCCGCAAATATTTGTACGCATTTGCGAGCTCGCCCATCCGCCGGAGTTCGTTGCACTACTGTTCATAGAGAAATAGCCGGTTGTCGAAACGGGCGAGGTATAGTAACTGTCGCAGAAACACACGTCCGTACCGCCGGAGAGCGCCGTTTTGCCTAACTGGAAATGAATACGGTTTTCCCCTTCTAGGCTCGCATTATGGTTGAATCCAATGACAAATGCGTATATTGTGTAATTAGATAGTGTAAGATGTCCAACCGTGCCGTTTAGCGTTACCGCCTTTCGGTCGCCAATGCTCCAATAGTTCGCGCCCTGTCCCGCGTCGGATATATTTTTTATTGTTTCCCAAGTATTTTTATTCAGTGTCGGATATACAAAATTAAGCGACACCGCGTAGCTGTCCGTGATAGCTACGGCTTTTGTGTCAGATGTTTTCCCGTCCAGCGTAGCGGATACTCTCCATGTGCCGATCTCCGGAACGGTAAGCGTACAAACTCCGGTGCTGTCAGATGTTCCGGTTATCGTTTTGGAGCCGTTTGTCGCCGTGACCGTCGCACCGGCAGATACTGTTACGATCAGCTGCAGAGCGATTCCGGTCTGAATCGTACCGATTACTGCGGCAAGCCCTTCGATGGTCTGTGCCGCAGGGGCTGTGCCTCCTTTGGCCTCCACTGCGTCATACGCCGCGCCGACTGCCGTGATAATGCGATCGATTTCTGTCTGTACGCTCATGTCTGTTCCTCCTTTAAATCGCGGCGAGGGCGTTTTCGATGTCGTCTGTCAGGCCGACTGTGCCGCCGGAGGTATAGCCTGCGGGAATGGCTACGCTGGTCTGCGTGAGGCCGTCGATGGTCTTTGCAATCGCGCCGTTGTTGGCCATGGTGCCCTCTACCTTGCTGCCATTGGCCAGCACGATGAACTTTCCGTCCAGCACGTCAGCGGCTGCGGCCGTGACGCCGGAAACGTCCTTGTATTTGGCCGGGATCGCGCCGACGGTTACCTTGCCGAGAACCTTGCCCTTCGTGGGCGTGATGTCCTGCGCGGCCTCGGCAGGCGTGGCGGACTTGGTTTCCAGCGCGATGGCTACCTTGCCCGTTCCGGAGTGCTTGCCCGCCGGTACGGTGTATTCCTGGTTCCCGGTCGTGGCGTCCAGCACCTTTTCGACCGCGCCGTTGTCCGGCATGGTGCCAGCCTGCGTCACGCCGTCGGCGTCGATAAAGACTTTATTCGCCAGCACGTCACCGGGCGCGGCGGTCGTGGCGGAGACGTCCTGGAAGTTTTCCGGGATCGCGCCGACGGTCACGCCGGACAGGCCGTAATAGCCCTGATCTGGTGTGATGGACTGCTGCTCCTTCGTCGGCGTGACGGATTTGGCCTGGAGGTTGTAGTTGCCGCCGCCGGAGACGCCCTTGACCGTGCCGGAGCCGTTGTGATATCCCGCGGGGACGGTGTAGGATTCGCCTTCCTTGACCTGCGCGTCAACCGCGCCCTGATTTTTGATGGCTGCAGCCTTGTCGGCCAGCGCGCCGAGCTTGTCCGTGCTCGCGGCGAGGCCGAGGCCGACGAGCCATGTGCGCAGCTTGTTCCGCGCGGTCTGCAATCTTGTAATTTCAGTCTGTGTGCTCATAAAATCCTCTCCTTAAATCGTCGCGAGCAGCGCGTTGATGTTGCCTACCTCCGCAAACACAGCGGCGGAGGTGACAGGCTTGGTGTTGTCCTTTTCGACTGCGTCCGCCGTATCGACGGACAGGGTGTTGGTTTCGGCGTCCAGCTTCAGGCCGGGGCCGATGTTGTAGCCGCCGCCGGAGCCGCCGCCAGCACGCACGGAAACGTTAAAGGAAACGTCGATCGGGTCGCGGTTCTTGAGTTCAAATTCAATGCCGCCCATCACAACACCGCCTTTGAAAGCGCGTGCGCAACGTCGATCTGCTTGATCTCCGAGCCAATCACGTCACCGCTCTTGAATTTCACGCGCACCTGCATCTGGCAGAGCTTCGGGAGCCGAAAGGTCTCCTGCTGGGTGAGGGGAAACAGAAACTTTCCGTCCTCGTATCCGATCTCTCCCGGATAGCTCTTTTGCAGATAAAGCAGAGAAATTTCCACCTTTTCAACGCTTGCAACGTCCAGCGGCTGTCCTTTATTCTTGATGGTAACACTAAGGTTATACGAATCTCCCTGTACCAAATGTCGCACCTCCGTTCTATGTGCCGATAATCTTGCATTCTGCCGCTGCGATTCCGCTGAGGCGAATGCCCATACTGGTGATCGTTCCGGTGATCTTCGTGCCCCACGGCGTTGTGGTCTGCACGTAATCGCCCGGGGCTTCCTTGTCCATGACAATTTTGACACTGTGCGTCTGACGGCGCATATAGTAGTCAAAGACGTGCTGCGCGACGGCGGCAACGTTGTCGCTGTTGACCAGCGTAGCGTCGCGTACCTCGATGACGTTCGGCTTGGTCTGTGTGGTGGCGTTCGGATTGGTCTTGGACGTGACAGACGTCGTGTGATAGTAGGTCGTACCGCCGACCTCCACGTTCTCCCCGCTTCCGGACGCCGAATAGCTGTGTGCCGTCACGCGGATCTCCGTGACCACTGCCGCCGTTTCAACGCTGCCGCCCGTGTATGTCCGATCAAGCGGAATCGTGGCAGGAGAGGCTGCTGTGAGCCTCCGGACGCGCACGCCACGCGACGCGCTTGTGTCAATGGTCGCACGAAGCGCGAAAACGATCTGTTGCAGCGCTTCTCGTTTCGTGCAGTCCGGGATATAGCCGGTTACGGTCTCGTCTTCCAGCGCAGGGTCGAAGTCCAGCGTGAAGTGCGCGCCGAGAATCGAGGTTATCAGCTCCTTCGCGTTTTTGCTGCTGTAGACCGCCGCCGCGAAGGGCTCGTCGTCCAGAATGCCGAGCGCGTCCTGGCAGGATACATCATAGAGCCGTTCGCTCGACCGGGACGAGCTCTTGATGTAAAAGACGCCGATCAGCTTTGCGCCGTCGTAGGCGCTGACGGGCTGCTTTTCCTGAAAAATGAAGTCAATATCGTCTGAGTTGTCGAGCGTGAAATCCAGCGTATTGATCTCCACGTCGTCGGAGATCACGCTGACACCCTCGGTGACGTTGACGCTGCGCAGATCCTCCCGCTCGAATTCCCGGACGATGCCGAAGAATATCTGTCGGAGCTTCGCATAGCGGTACGGCAGGCTCGTCTTTTTCAGCTCAATCACGAGCTTGTTGTAGCCCGTGACTGGCTTGGCGCAGAAATATTTCTGGCCGTCCGGCGTGAAGTCCTGCGACGCGACGGTTGTCTCGCCGTTGTACCACGTCATGGTCAGGGCGCTGCAATAGTCGCCGGTGCCACCGTCAAAATAGAGGTAAATGCCGGAGCTTGCGAACGTGCCGTCCAGCGTGATAGTCAGCGTCGGGTTCGCGTCAAAGGTGCAGTCCGCTTTGCTCGGAGCCGAAGACCAGAACGCCGCCCGCTCGGTCGTGAGGATCGGACGGGAGCCGTCCAGTTTCCATTGGTTCAGCTCGTTCGTCGCAACGGTCACCGGCTCTGCGCCGTATGTCAGCAGGGACAGGTCGGAGATCGGCTGCGCGGCGGTACTCGCCACGCTGGCCGCCTCCGCCGCGCCTACCGCAACGTCCTCATAAATCACTCGAACGCTCATACCGGAACCCTCTTCGGTTTCATTGCAACAAAGTTAATCGATAAGTTCTGCCATTCGCTCCTATCGCCGTATCTTGATACAAGTTCATCTTCTCCGTTTGCCACATAGGCATCAAACGTCAAAACAGATTGCGCATACGGGACAGTCAGAACGTGGCTATCGACCGGCGCGGAAATGTTCTCGTAAAACGCATCATATTCTGCAAGATCAGACGAAACAGGATCGATCTCCAAACTGTAATTGTAAAATGTACCGATAATGTCGCGCGTCATCGCGCCGGTCATCACGCGGCCCGCGTTATCGCCGTCGAGGACGGAAAACGAACGCTTTAGGCTCACAACATGCAGATTCGGATACTCCTTGCCGTCAAGGCTCAAAATGCTTGTCATGCCTTCACCCCCGCAAGCTTCACTCCGACGCGCTGTGTTTCCTCGTTGTTAAGGTTATACACCGCGCGTCCAAGTTCTCTGTGGTCGAGCTGCATAACAACCGTGATCTGTCTGCCGCCCATGCCGCCCGTTTCGTTCATGGCCTGCTTGAACGCCTGCACCATTGTGGCAA